TTAGATCGCGATAATTTGCCATTCCTTGCCTCGGTCATCATTATATTTATCAGTCATTTTCTGTGACTTATGGCCAAGGAGTTTCTGAGTATTGATCCCTTGTTCTCGATAGAGTCTTTCCGATAAAGAACGTTGTTCATGAAATGAAGGTGCTGATCTTTCTGGCCATGTTAACCCGCATTTATCCCTCGCTTTTTTAAATGTTGTGGTTAATGTGTTTGCTGTAACTTGTTCACCTCGCTGTGCTTGAGATGTCGTATGGCGATAGTGCACGAGATATTGACTAAGAACGGCATCACGACATTTTGAAATGACTTGTTTAAGTGTCATATCAATCGCGTCACACTTAATCGACAGAGGGATGGCTAATTTAGAACCAGTCTTTTCCTGCTCTATATGCAACATATCATCCCAAATATCTGAAAATTTCATTTTGGTTATATCACCGATACGCTGACCAGTGACAATAGCCAGCAACATACCACACTGTAAGTAAGGTGGGTGATTTTCGGCTTGTTCATAAATAACTTTCCATTCTTCGAATGTTAGGCGCTCACGTTTAACTCTATTACGCGGCTGTTTTGTTGCAAGTGCAGGGTTATAACCAGGAGGAACGTGGCCTGCATGTTGCGCTTCCTTAAACACGTCGATTAAAACCATACGTACTACTTGAGCCATTCGGTCATGGCCTAATGCTTTCACTGAGTCAGTTATTTTTGCTATTTCCAATGCTGTGATGTCTTTTAGTGAAAATGACCCACAGTGTTGTTTAAACAAATTAACAGGTTTAATTTTTTGCTTGTATGAATTAAGCTTTAATTCTCCGAGGTCAACACGCTCTTGTTGTATTTCTAAGTATTTATCTACCCAATTTGAAACGCTGATCCCTACTTTTTTGTTTTTGATATTTGATAAGCGATCATTGATGCTTAAAATTTGCTTTGTTTGTTGTTCTGCAATAATTGTGTTTGCCTGTGATGCAACAAGAGCTGCTTCCTCGGCATCTGTACCGAGGCTGTGAAATACGCCAGTTAAGGGATGTTTGTACTGCCAGTATGTTTTTCCATTTCGTTTATCTAATTTTCGGTATAGATTTGGAATGGTGATTTTATGAGAACGTGGTCTTGCTGCCATCTGATAAAATCCTCAATAATTTTTCATTTGCCTGTGTTGGTAATTGAGGTTTAGAAACTAAACCTACGTACCTTGAATCACGATCAATCATCCAACGTTTGCCAACCTTTAAAGCAGGGGGGATCATCATGTTTGCTTTAGCATATTTAATTAAGACTTGCTGAGTTGGTGCGTTATCGCCAAATTCTAATTGCGCCCAAGCCTCTAGCTTAATCATTCGAGACATCATAGCCTCCTGTGATATTTTTTTTCACTCTGATCTTGCCTCATCATAGATAAAATAATTTTATCTGCAGTATCACAAGCATGTTTTATTTCAGCTTCAGTGCATGGTCTGTTTTTTACACTGGCAGCTAACTTGCCTAGCTTAATATCGAAATCAGTTAATAACTGTTCCTCGGGTGCCCAAGGAATTAATTGTGGTTCTTTCATGGTGGCTACTCATTGGTTTTGAATAAACCACCATGCTAATAATAAATATAAAATAAAACTGATTATGCTTAATCAATTATTGGCCCGAATAATCGCTTCGATGGGATAGCATTCAGATAAAATACCTCGTTGAGTTAGGGCGTCTTTATCCATTAAACAATTTTGCTCATCGGGATATGTATAGCCGTATGGTTTATACAAACAATCAGCACCACTACAAATTAACAAAAACAAAGCATATATCATGATGCTTCCCCTTTAGGTTGAGGCTCTTTTACTGGCTCAATCTTGATGTTTTTAGGTAGGTCATAAATGACATAGCAGCGGTCAGCTGTTGTTATAAAACCAACAGAACCATCCGGCATAGTTAATTTAACAGTGGGACGTTGGTTACTATGGAAGTGTCTTAGCATTGGTCTTGCCTCTGTTTGGTCTTTCTAGTTCGGTCTGAAATGGCTAATTTAATTCTGGCCAATTGAACAGTAGTTTGTTTATATTCCGCGGTAGCCCCTGAATAATGTCGATTAATAATTGCATGCTCTTTCATTGTGATAATCATTAAGTTATCGATATCACAGTTCTGCTTGTCATCATCAATGAATTTAATAACGTGGTCTTGTGGAACAGGACCGTTATGTTCCTCCCACACTAACCGGTGTTTTAACTCCCATTTATTTGGCTCGGCAATTTTCACCTTTATATAGCCATCTTTAGTCAGCGCCTCAGCCCCGACCTGTTGATGATTATGCGGTTTGTGTCCTTTTTGAAAAGAGCCGCTATTTCCAGAAATTAGCCCTTTTTTGCCTTTGTTAAAAGGAACGTTGCCCTTAGAAAATTTACCAGAACGGCCAACACTGAGGCCTAATCTTTTGCGAAAGCCATTGATTGCTTCGCGCGAACGTTCGGTTTTAAACTTATGATTAAAAGCGTCAGTGAGGTGGTCTAGGCGCAACATATAGTTTTTTTTCATCCAAGAAGCCATCGGTACTGTATAAATGAATCTAGTCATTCATTGACCTCCAAATACTTTGGTGCCGTTCTTATTTCGTTATCGCCAAGCATCCTCTTAACAGTAATAGCCAGTTTCCCATTTTCTACAATTGATGATGCAATATCAGATACTGCTTTAGCTCGATTGATTTCTTCTTTAAGGTCATCACCTTTTAGATCTTCATCTGATAAGCGTTCTAGCTGTGCAAATAAATGATTATGTAAATCTTCTAAATTATTTTTCATAACTTCATCGCCTGTGACATGTCACACTAACTAATGAATAATTGCTACAGAAGGTGGGTAGCCCAGCTGCAGTAAAACTGCTTTTTTTACCATTGATAATGTTTTTTCTTCTTGGCTGGTGGTGTGTTCGGTTGTATCAACAGACCACTCAACACTACATTTATTGTTAGTTTCATCGTGAGTAATGATAACTTCTAATTTCATGGCCATAAAAATATCTCCTGATAATGCGCCCATTTGCAGAGCGCTAATGTCATTAACGAACTTGTAAAGAACGTTCTCCAATTTCGAGGTGTGCGCCAGCTACTTTTTTGCCTTTTTCAATAGCGTCTTTAATGGCTTTTTTATCTGGCGTAGTTACTACTTGAACTTGAACTAAATCATTAGGAAGTAAATCCTCGTCATCGATGACAACAGAAGTTGATCCTTTACGTGCAGTAAACGTATTTTTAAGAGTTTTTAGGTTGTCTAAGCCCGATGCTAGTAAGCAAGATAAAGCATATTTTTTTAAGTTTTTAGCTTGATTTTCAAATGATTTTTTACGCTCAGACAAACGCTTAGATTCTTCATCTAATGTTTTGGCTTGCCCTTCAATATTGCGAACATGAACCATAATTGCATCTAACTTATCGCCTAACTCACCCTCGATGCCTTCTAACGTGTCAGCGATTTCTTCAGAGGAAAAATCGCCTGATTCAACAAGTTGTTGTAATTTTTCATAGCTTGCAGCAAGTGCAATAGCAGTTGTCTTGGTCATTAGATTGCCTCTTCTTTTTGTTTCAGTTGGTCTAAACACTCTTTTTCAATTTCATTTAGCCGGCGCAAGCGGCCGTTTAAATATTTTTCATATTCACTGTCGCCACGTTGTTTAGTCAACTTGGCATGCATTGAAATTTCACGGGTAAGGGTGGATGTGATACCCCGTAATTCATTTGGCGTCACCGCACTGCGCATAGTTTCAGTGTGTCGCGCGAACTTCTCATCTAACTCTTTGCGAATGCGGGTAGCATCTTCAGCGTTATCGCTGGCGGCTTTGATTTCATACTCGAGCTTATTGCTTGCAACATATTCAGGGTTATCATGCATACCCATGAATACATCAGAACTAAAGCCAAGCATAGATAAGGCTTTTTTGATTGCATCGGTGAGAGATTTCTTAATGGCTTCACCATCAACTTTCATGCCGTATTGAGTTTGGTACCGGTAAGGGGTGGCGCCATAACTTTCAAATTCGCCACGAGTTTCACATTCGATGATGTACCAAAAACGGATTTTGATTGAATGGTTTTGTTCGCAGAATAAAGATCCGTCACCATCACGTAAGAATCTAGTCGCGACTTGTTTGTTTCGCTCATCAAGAACGGGTTCTACAAGTGGCTTTCCATCAATCAGTTTTTCTTCAATAACTTCATATCCCCAACCTTCGCCAATAGGGCCGAATATCTCGGTAGCACGCATGAACATGTAAGTACTGTTTATGCTAGTACCAACGAACCCCATACCTTCTAAAGGCTTGGTAAAACGTGCGTCAGTACGCTGTACACGTTTCCAGATGCTGAGATTATCGTTATCGCCTTTATTAAGAACTTCATCTAATACAGAGGCACGGTGTTGGAAATCATCTTGTTGAACATTGGCAATCTCAACTACCGGCTCAACTGGATGGTTGACAACAGGCGCTTGAGCTTGTTCGGTTTCTACAACAACTTCCTTCACTGGCTCTTTTTCTGTTTTAGCCGGCGAATCTTTTTTCTTGCTCGAGCGTTTTTGTTTTTCTGGTTTAACGGGTTCAGCTTCTTCTTTTGTTGTTTCATCATTAGCCGGCTTAGCATCTAAATTATCAACAGCAAAACGACCACTACCGAGTGAGGTTACTTTAGGGCTATTGGTACCAAGTTTTGAATCAATAAACGCTTTACGGGCATTAGCATCATCGAATAGCTCTGGTTTCTCTCTTGCGTCGGTCACTAGTGCAAATATGTTTTCACGAGGGATATCTAGAACGCTAGGGAATGTGCGTAAATCCATTGATAAGCGTTTCCATGCTTTATCATCATTGCTAATTAGCTCTTTAGCTTTGCGGATATCTGCACTACGGATAGCATCAAAATCTACACCACCAATTAACGCAAGGGCGATTTCAGTATCAAGCATCGCATAATCACGTTTTAGTATTGGTTCTTCTTCAGCGATAGGTGCATCGGTGACAACAGGTTTAGGCTCTTCCACCAACCAGCTATTACCTAATCCGATTGCATCGATGACGGAAACGTGATCATCGGCATATTCGAATACTGCCTGAGCAATTTCTGATGTTTGTTCAGCACTCATGAGAGCCAGTTGTTTTATCTTGCCTAACCCTTTAGCGATATTGCGAATTTTGGGTTGTTCTGAACTTTCATTCACAAAGCTGATAGCCTTTTTTACATCAACGCGAGTGAACTGCGTTTTGCTAAATAACAAAATAGCCGCGATACGGATCACTACATCGATTTTATTAAATTCCTCAATTTTAGCTGGTTGCCAACAGGTTCCATCGAATTCATTTTCAACAGCAAATTTTTCATCAAACTTATCGAGTGCAGGGCGGGGGGAACCAACCGCGTCTTCACAAATGATAGGTTCATCAACGTTGAAGTTATCGATCGAATCAGGGAAAACCTCAGATAGCTTAATCATTGCAGTTGCAGCAGCAATTTTAGCATTTGCAGCATTGAGAGCTATTGTTAACGGTACTGCACCGTTGTTAGTGCGAGCCTCGGTCGTAGGCTCAAATACACAGATAAATGTTGTCATTGGTCATGCCTCTTATTTTCCAGACTTGGCGAGCTTGATAGCTCGTTTTATTCCAGCTTGTTTAATGGTGGTTTGTTTATACTTTCCCTTTACTGGATTTGAATAAGCAGTACCAGTTGATGGGTAATATTCAACTTGTCGCTTGCCACCGATAATAGAAATGTGTTGAGTACCAGAACTAAAATCACAGTTATTTTTATGTTCAATGACTGATAGTTCGGCATCTAGTACCGCATCAATAGCTAAGTTAACAGCATCCATCATATTCACCGTTAATAAGGGATTTGTTCATCAATTTTAGAAATAGGCTTGCCCTCTAAACAGAGAAGCATTTGGATCTTGTCTTCCAGTAAACTTGATTTCACCTGTGCATCAGCCAGTATCTTATTTTGCTCGGCTTTGAGTGCGTCAATTTCTAACTGGACAAGTTCTGCATTGGTTGGTTCTGTAAATGGAATCTCGGTAGTATGTTCAGCAATAGCGAAACCTAAATATGAATCACTTTCTGCTTTAAATGAGTGGGTATTGTACCGATATGAACCGTCAAATTGCTTTTGTGCGTGGATATAAAGCGTAACACTTAGGGTTTTAGGTTGTGCTTTCATAGCAGCTCCTTTAAAATAGTGGTGATCAGTGATTTATCATTGGTCTTGCCTCTTCTAGCGTTTGGTCGCGCTAGTAGAACTCTCGGTTAGCTTTGGTCGGCGACCCGAGGTAAAGGAACCCACTTCGGTGGGTTTTTTTACGCCTGTAAATTAATGCTCGTCTTTCCGAGCTGTCAGGTCTTGCCTTGTAGCTTTGGTCGGTAATTAAATTCCCTGGTACTGCAAAAATTCGCTGTTACATCGTGGTAATCATGAAAGGTCGTGATGAGAGCTTTGGTTCTCCTCCGACATAACAGCAAAACTAAATTTGGTTTGAACACCTATCAAAACACTTGCTGTATTTGTTTAAACAGTAAAACTTATTTAACTGAACCTAAGTTTAATTAATCAAACAAAAGAGTCAAGAAAAAAGTTCGTAAAATTAAACTTATTTTCTTTTGGCATAAAAAAACCCACACGAAGTGGGCTTTTCTTTAAAGTTGGCTTATATCAAATCTTGTTCTATTCGAACGCACACACCTATAATTTCACAGGCATCATCAAAAGGGATTGGTTTGTAATTAGGGTTGATTGGCATTAAATATTCATTGGGACCATCAACAACATATTGTTTTACCGTTGTTTCATTACTATCTTTTAATCGAGCAACGACAATCCGACCATTATAAATATCCTTTTCAGGGTCTACTATGACAATAGCCCCTTCAGGTATTGAGATGCGACTACGGCCAGTTGTATCTACCATTGAGTTCCCTACTACTCGCAAGGAAAATGAACTACCTGAAACTTTAGCGGTTGTTTCAATCCACTCGGTAAACTCGTCAAAATGCTGCTCAATCATGTCTTTCCATCGTCCTGCTTGTACATAGGAAACTAGTGGGACTCGCCTAGTTATATCAGGACCAAGAGTTACATTCCCTTTGACCTCCTCGATCAAACCACCATCTATTAACCACTTCTCAGTGACTCCAAGTACAGTTGCTAATGATGATAAGAATTTTGCAGACGGCTCGGTACCGCCGTTAACCCACTGGCTGACGGTTCCTTTTGATGCGCCTGTCGCATCCATGATGTGTTTACTTTTTAATTTCAGCTCTCGCATTCTCAGGTTAATGCGGTCGCTCATTGTTTGTATTGTCATGTTTATATAATTAAACAAATTGAGTTTAATTTCTTGACTTTCTCTGGTTTATTTATTTAAACTTTGGTTTGTTTCATAAACTGGAGAAAATGATGAAAAAGCAAGATGTACTTAAATATTTTGGTGGTACCACAAAAACCGCGAACGCTTTAGGGGTTTCAAAATCAACAGTAAGCCTATGGAAGGAAACAATCCCTTGGAAATATGCGCTATTGATTGAAAAAATCACTAATGGTTCATTGTTGGCAAGTATACCGACAAATCCAGTTTTAAATTGATTTGTCTTAATCAATTTTGCGACAGGAGACGCGAGTAGATGAATTTTGATATCGATATTGTTCGATCCGAAATTGAGGATTGGGCGGCAGAGCAAGGTCAAGAGCATGTAGCTATTGAAGTTAGCCGTGCTTATTTACGCATTGTAAAAAACAGGTCACAAGGGCGTTTGCATGTGATTGAAGATGAATCGGGTAGGGCTGATTGGAAAGCGATTAATAATAACCGGCAACAGATATTTCGTTGGTTGCGTGGTGATTCTCCCGCATCTATCAGAAAAATAGCTGAGTTAATGCCGGCAATAGAAATTGCATTACCGGCTTCACGTCTGGCTCGGGTTCGAGGTGATACAAAAAATTACCTAGCTTCAATTGCAATACAGCGATTTGCCGAGGCAATTAGCGAAATTTTATTAGAGGGTCGTGACATGTCACACCATATTAATAATGCAGTCATTGCGTTAAATGCGATACCACGCCAGACCAGCGTGCATTAATTCAAGAGGCAAGACCAATGCTAAGAACAATTGAGAAAATTACCTATCGCAATGGTTTTTTGTTGAACGGAAAACCGGCTGATAGAGAGAAAGTCGAAGATGTTTTCGAAGGTAGAAGAGCCGCTGCGCTAAGCGTTTGGGAACAGTACGAACAACAAAAACAAAAGCTGCTCTCAAAAAAGCTGACACCTGAGCAATACCAGAACGCTTGCCGTGATATTGCTAAAGCGTTGGGGGTGTGAAATGAGTATGACATTAATGGCTAAAGCCATGTCAATTAAAGTGGGAAACCCCCTACGTAAGCTGGTGTTAATAAAACTGGCAGACAATGCAAATGATAAGGGGGAGTGCTGGCCTTCTTATCAACATATCGCTGAACACTGCGAGTGTAGTAAAAGTGCGGTTCGTACACACATTGAAGTATTAATCGATATGGGGCTATTGGTAAAAGAAAATAGACTAGGTATTAACAATGGGAAAGGAAATACCTCTAATATTTACTATTTAGATTTATCTAACCCTATGTCGTCAAAAAGCATAGCCCCTATGCCACCAAAAAGCATAGCTATATCAAATGGTGATAGCCCTATGCCGTCAAAAAGCATAGCTATGCCGCCAGATGGCAGACCCCCTATGCCGTCAGATGGCACCAGAACCAGTCACTCTTTTGAACCAGTCAATGAACCTATCATTGAACCTAGTAAATCCCCCCTTACCCCAAAAGTGGAGAAAGGAGAAAAAAAAGTTAAATTCGATCCATTGCCAGCTAAACCAGAAAATGTGAGCGAGGAAGTTTGGCAAGACTGGATTAATTTCCGAAAAGAAATCAGGAAACCGCTGACAGAAACCACCTGTAAACAACTGGCTAAAAAACTGGCGGGCTGTAGCGATGCTGATGCAGTGTTGTGTAACTCAATCGCTAACGGTTGGCAGGGGGTATTTCCTGAACGTATTGGAATATTACAAAAAAAATCCAATTCGCATGTTGGATTTGCGGATAAACAATACGGTACTCAAGAAACACCTCACTGGCTAACAGGGGGTAAAAATGCCTGAACAAAATTTATTATTTAGCGTGAATATCCCCCCGCGTTTTGCTAATGAAACTTTTGAAACATTCAAAGCGACTACGCAGCCGGCTAAACATAATCTCACAGTCTGTCAGCAGTATGTGAATACGTGGGAAGACCGAAAGAATGCGGGAGAGGGGCTTATATTTTGTGGAATACCGGGAACAGGGAAAACACACCTTGCAGTGTCAATTGCTCGTGAGATCGCTAAGGATTTACAAGAATCAGTATTTATCACAACAGCAGCACGCATCATCCGGGCATTTCGTAGAACGTGGTCAGGAAATTCAGAATTTAGTGAACTAGATGTACTTGCGAAATATTGTAATCCAGATTTGTTGATTATCGATGAAATTGGTGTGCAGTACGGCACTGACTCGGAGCGCAATATTTTATTTGAAGTGATTAATGATCGTTACGAGTATTTATTACCCACTATTTTAGTTAGTAATTTACCGTTGAATGAACTGGAGGAAATGCTAGGTGAGCGTGCCGTAGACCGATTATTACAGGGTGGTACGGTGTTAACGTTCAACTGGTCAACCTACCGCAGAGGTAATCATTCATGATGGATGAACGTGATTTAGAAGGCGCTGTAATCAGCGGTTTTCTTGCTGGCGGCGCCTCACAAGACGCCTATGAAGTGTTGGCTACATTGCCAGAAGAAGCGTTTAGCTCAGGTTACTATCAACGGGTTTACAGGGAAATTAAAAAGCAAGCGCTTAGCAGTTCACTTATAGACCCATTTTTTATTGCTGACGCATTGGGCGATAAAGGTGATTTAGCCAACCTGCTAGAGCTGGCCAATTCACCTGTTTGGAAGGCAAATTTAAAAGGGTATGCAGAGAAAGTTCATAGTTACTTTCGTGTTAGGCAAGTTATACAACTCATTGGTAAATATCAAACAGCCATTACAAGTGCGGGCAATCATGAGCAAGCAGAGGAACTGATAAGCCAGTTTGCTAATCAGGTAGGATTACTTACTGTAGGTAACCAAAACCTGTTACCCGTTCATCTAAATACACTCATTGAGGGATATGTCGAAGTCCTCGAGCGCAGAAATTTAGGTGAAGATGTTAGCGGTATAATCAAAACAGGAATAGAGGCTTTAGATGATAAAATCGGGGGCTTCAACCCAACTGATTTGGTATTCATCGGCGGTAGACCAGGAATGGGTAAAACTGAATTAGCGCTAACCATGATAGAAGGAATGACTCGTGATGGTGGCGGTGCTTTGTTGTTTTCCATGGAAATGGCTAATCAACAAATTGCTGAGCGCATGATCGCTGGCTCATCTCAATTATCAGTATCAACGTTGAGAAAAGCGCAATTACATGATGAAGATTGGGCGCGGTTAAGTTCAGGTCTAGCACATTTAATGGATCGGGATATTCACATCATTGATGCGAACAATTTAACGGTTGAGCAAATATGCGCAATTAGCGAAAACCATAAACGGCAATACCCAAATTTGAAAGGGGTTTTTGTTGATTACTTAGGCTTAATTAAAAAGCCAAAAGCAGAGCGTAACGACCTCGCTATAGCGGCAATTTCAGCGGGGCTAAAAGGGTTAGCCAAGCGACTACACACACCAACAATCGCACTAAGCCAGCTCTCACGTGATGTTGATAAACGGCCATTAAATCAACGTCGACCAGTAGCAGCTGACTTACGAGACTCAGGAAGTTTAGAGCAAGACGCAGATTATATTTTATTTACTTATCGTGATGTTGTTTATAACCCCAATAGCCCAGCTAAAAATTATGCAGAAGTTATTGTTGATAAAAATCGTCACGGTGAAACAGGCACTATTTACCAAGAGTTTAAAAAAGGCCACTACATGCCAACTGACCAAATTACAGCGGCTGAAGTGTCCGGAATACAACAATCGCAAAGCACCAAATCAAGGCGCTATGCGGAAAAAGCATTTTAAAAGACCAAAAGAGGCAGACCAATGACAATTAAAGACCCAATCACCGGCGAGTCACTCGTCCGGAGTAATTACCCCATATTGCCCGATGATGGTTTGGACCATTCTCCGTGCCACATTGAACGCTTTAATTCTGCTGCAAGGGCAAGAACTAAAGCACCTTATCAACCAGAGCCGAAACCCCAAAAGAGGTAGTTATGTCAGGTAAATATTTACCTGATGGATTACCTCATAACCGTGCTTTATGGCCAGAAGAATATCGCGAACTGGAGCAGCTTGATTTATTCGCTAGCCGACTAATTCGGCAACTGAAAAATCGAAAGATTCATAGGGAACGAATACTGGTTGAAATTGAAAAAGTACCTGAGGTACATCGGGAATTTTTTAGAGATAGGTTAAATCATTGGCGTGAGGAGATGAAGGTATGAGTAGCAAACCAACCAAACTATTACAGCATTTTAAATATGATAAATGCGTCAAAATGTGCGAGGAAGGCTGGCGGGTAGTTCGTGAACAAGAAGAGTCCACGGTATGTAAGGTTCACTCACTAACAGGGAAAAAACGCAGTTTAATACAGAAGAAAAATCGCTACTTTTTAGAAAATAGTGAAGGTAAACAAGTTTATATATCAAAGCAGACTGCAGAGTCATTGTGTTTTTTACAACGTACAACTTTATCAAAAATTCCTATGACCAACACAGGGGTAAATATCGATGAATAACGCCAGTATTACTCATGAAAGCTTTGATTTTAAGAATATGAATTGTTCACTCCATGGACTGAATGAGCATTGCCAATCATCCGATAGCCTTATTGCTGTTATTGATGGAGATGCACAACAAGTGGTCATGATTGAATGCCACCCTATAAAAACTAACGAGGTAAGTATGAAAAATAAAGTACAAGTTCCCTGTGATTATCAAGGCTATGACTTTGATGCCCACTATCTTGATAGCCAATGTATTGATGGTTACCTGTGGGATTTAGACGCTTGCGATGGTAGCGGTAATTTATATGCACCATTAGAAACTATTCCATGCCCTAAATGTAATGCAGATGCATGGCTAGAAAACTATCGTTGGTTATTTATTAATGATGGTGCTAATCATGGCTGCACAGGTTTACCATTCAGCAAAATTGGACGTCTATATATTAACGACGAAATTAGAGCCAAGCCCGGCGCAGTTAAGAAAATATACCGCTGGTTAAAGCGTGGCTATTACTACGGATTGAAGAACCGTCATTAATAATGGAGGTAAATATGACAAGTAAATATAACTGCCCTGAATGTGGCTCAGCGGTTAACGCATGGGCTGATTTAGACACAACACTAATATTTCAAATCAATAAAAACGGAAAATTAGTAAAGCGTAAAATTAAAAATGCACATCAATCAGATGGTCGCTGTGGTATTGAATGCACTGAATGCAACTGGATTTTATATGCAGATAGTGACTATAGAGCTAAACATGCTCACTTTGAGCCGCTAGCATTACAGGCTCTTGCTCACCAAGAGGAAATAGAAACATTAAGCATAAAGTCTAAATATAGAGCCTAATACAATGGAAAAATTAAACAAACGCGAGTTGAAGTATTTAGCGCCAGCGGTTTTGCATCGCTGGGATATTGAAAAGGCATCATTTGACTCTAAAGGCTACTGGGATGGTGACCGAATTTTACCCGTAGCGATAGGTAAAATGGCTGAAAAACTTATAGCTCAAGGTTACCTCAAAGACGTATCACTTATCCGTAATCATTTACAACTTAGAGCAACGGAAAAAGCAAAAGGCTTAGAGTGCAGAGATTGTTATCACGGAAGTAAGTTGAATGAAAATGATGAGCGCATTGGTGAATGTCCTGTATGTAGTGGAATCGGTTTGGTTAACTCGCAGGGATGCAATGAAAAGGAATGAATAATGCCAGTGTTATCTAAGAGCGTCAAAAAATCCAAAGAAGGCACTCAATTTATTTATGAGAATGGGATGCCTGCAACGATACCAATTGAAGCAAAACTTTCTCTTGATGATATCAATACAATTATTACCTTAGTTGAATCATCATTTACTAAAGGGATTAGTATTGGCCGAAAACAAAAAGCTAAGGAATTTAGAGAGTTCTTAGAGGAGTGATTCGTGGAAGATAAACGAAAAATACTTAATTCATTATTTATACGTTTAAATTGGGATGCGCAAGATACTGGTATGATTAGAATGCGAAATGAAAAAATGGGAGGCGAGCTTCAAATACGATGTACATCTTTATGGAAAGAGTTAATTAATGCTATAGAACCAACAGAAGATTTTATTAATAGATTGACTGAATTTCATAATGATGTCGAAAAAGCAGCAAAAGAAACAGGGTTATATAAATAATTATTAAGAGGCAAGACCAATGCTAAAGACATACGTGATTTTTATATTTATCTGGTGTGTCGTTGTTACTGTAATAGGAGTTTCAGTCAATGGCTAAATCACCAGCGGAACGCAAAGCCGAACAACGTAAGCGGCAAAAGGAATCAGGCGTTACTAAAATAGAGTTATTTCTAGATGAGCAAGAATTAGAAATGGTTCAAAGAAATTGCGCATTACGTAGACCAGGAAGAGAGCCTTATGATATCGCTGAATATCTCTCAATGTTGATTAGAATTGATGACCGTTCAGTTATATCATTAATTACAGAACTAAATAAGCGGCGCTGTAAAAAGTGTAATGAACAACTACCGGTGGCTGAATGTTGCCTAAATGGTAGTTCTGAATGCTGGACTACACAAGGCTGGCATGAATTGAAACTGGTTATATAACCATGTTTGTTATATAATTTACTTATTGGTCTGAACACCCAATCTTAACACTTGCTGTGTCTACTGAGAGAAACGTATGGCACAGCATAGCTTTATCAAAATGTCTAACGACACTCTTGTACCGGCTAATCCCGCTGCGAGAGATTTTTTGCAAACCAAAATTAAATGTGGTGATGTGCTTTCGGCTGATTTCAAGAAAGCTCGTAACCCACGTTTTCACCGTAAATACTTCGCATTACTCAATCTAGGGTATGAATACTGGGAACCAACTGGCGGTACCATTTCGCCTGAAGAAAAAGAGTTGGTGCGTGGTTACGTTAAATTCCTCGCTTACTACACCGATAACGACGATGCTCTCCAATCTGCAGCAGATGTTTATCTCGATGATATAGCACAGAAACGCGCTCGCAATATTTCAGCCGCTAAATCCTTTGATGCTTTCCGCTACTGGGTAGTAGAGCAATCTGGACATTATGAAACCTTTGAAATGCCAGACGGTAGCCTACGTCGCGTCGCTAAATCAATCAGCTTTGCCAAAATGGATGACCTAGCTTTTGGCGAACTCTACAAATCAACCCTAGATGTGCTTTGGAACTTCATTCTATTTCGTAAATTCCCCACCCAAGAAGCTGCTGAAAATGCGGCTGCTCAGCTATTAGATTTTACCTAGAGGCAAGACCAATGACCAAAAAATCAAAGACCAAAGAAGATAAACAATGGCTATCAGATGTAGCCGAACTTGGCTGTATTTGTTGCCGTAATATGGGACATGGGGCAACTCCCGCGGAAATCCATCATACACGAGCTGGGCAGGGTATGGCGCAACGAGCTAGCCATAAAGATGTTTTACCGTTATGCCCACCTCATCACAGGGCTAGTTATGATACTGGCTTTCATGCAGCGCCTAAAACATGGCAGGAAATTCACGGTACTGAAATCGAGTTACTCGAGCAAACCAAAAGAGAAGTCATGGAGCTGCGCGCATGTCGAGTATAAAAAGTATTTCTGATGGGCTTGTACTTGATACTGAGCAAGAAGCCTGGTTACAAGGTTGGCTATCCAAATTCGGTGCTTGGGTTTACAGCGGTAGATTAGAGAAACGCCAAAGCAGTATCATCGCTGAATTTATGGCAACGGTAGAAAAACGTGATTATCCAGAAAGGGAAATGTGTAATGACGACGATGGAATGTTAATCACCAAGGTGGTCGATAAAATTTATCATATAGACCGAATTGCATTCACGTTATTGTTATTACGTTATGCCTTTGTGAGCTCTGACCGTGCCATTGCTCGTTATTATTATGGCATTGCACAGCCACGCCAGATGGTTCGCAGAAATCGCACGCTTGAATATCGAAAGCCCTCGATGGCCACATGCCGCCGTGAGGTAAAAGAAATCATCCGTTCTGCCGAGTATTTAATTTATCCACATCTCTATCATGCATTTAAAATACGCGATAATGAGTGGAAAAAGAAAAATAATAGTAAGAACGTGTTGACTTCTTTGAACCAATGAGCCACTATTTACGTATAAGTTGCCGTTTTAGTAACTGTGACGAACTAACCCAGCCAATGTGCTGGGTTTTTTGTTTTTATAAGTAAAAATAAAATATTTGATATACGATTAATCGAAGTGATTTTTTCATTCAAAACCATTTTGAGATGCAACTATATTGATACGTTTAAAACTATCTGTGAGTGCATCAATTAATTGATGAGGTGAAAGGGTTACTTGTTTTGATAAAATAAGAGATTGAGGATTAGATGAACTTTGCATTTGGTCAAATGATGAAGAAGTATACTCAATGGTTAGATTGAAGTTATTGGCAATAGTAGAATAAGACACTTGAAATCCTACTATACGCTCATTTTTATTGATATGGTTATTATTATTTGCCCAAACTGATAATGAGGATAAATCTTTATTATCAAGTGCGATGCTTCCTAACCAATCATTATATTGAGTTGATGCTGTATTTCCAAACATTTGTTAACTCCATACTGTTTGTATTTTAATAACTAACTGACTTTTAATGAGTAAGCCATGATAATCAAATTAATTATATTTGATACTGTTTAGATCACATATTAATAGATGGAGATTAATGTGTTACTACTAAAGCTATTAATACCATTAAAAGGACCTCAAAAATTATATCGTAGTATTTTAAAAATAAAATAATACATCCTTATTAACTAAATTTCAGGCACTCCGTAGGGGGTGAAATCATGCGTATGGATAAATATAGCAACGCAGCCTACGGTAGTGCTGGGCTTACAGCATTTTTTGCTAGCTTATCGCTTTATGAGTGGGGCTTTATTATCGGGATGGCGTTTAGCATCCTTTTAGGTCTCGCTACCTTTTTTATGAATCGACGAGAGCAACGAAAACGAACACGTTTATTTGAAGAACTCGTTAATAAAACCGTCCCTCAAAACCCTTCCGCTACTGCACGAAAAGCCGCCGAACTTATGGCGAAAGCGCCTAAGGATATCTAATGTCACTCAAACAAAAACTAACTGTGCTTGTTGGCGCAGGGGCTTCGGCTATCGCTTTAACGGTGATTGCACATTTTGAAGGTGTTAGATATGAACCCTATGAAGATGTGGGCGGGGTATTAACGGTTTGCTATGGGCATACGGGAAAAGACATTGTCCCTGATAAAATTTATTCAAAAGAAGAATGCAACGAGCTGTTAGAACTGGATTTCATGAGAACTAAATTGCAGGTCGATCGCCTGGTTAAAGTTCCTGTAAACGAACACACCAAAGCAGCACTTTATTCATTCGCTTTTAACGTTGGTACCGGCGCATTCGCTAAGTCAACAATGCTAAAAAAGCTAAACGCAGGTGACCAATACGGCGCTTGTGAAGAACTTAAAAAATGGGTTTACGCTGGTGGCAAGGTATGGCGTGGACTTGTTAATCGCAGAGAAGCGGAGGCTGCTATATGTCATGGAAACCTATAGTGGTTGTAATTTTCTTTATGCTACTTGCGATATCAATGATTGTATTTGGTTCCTACAGACTCACAGACAACACATGCAGTATTGATAAAGTCAGTTTAGAAAAGCGCTGCCAGAAAGCCATCGATCATTATAAAGGTCAGCAAGTTAATTTTTAATCTTCTATATGGTAATCACCATGAATACAGTCAGAGTAGCGTTATTTATCGCAGCGTGGGTAGCCATATGGGGAATGTGGAAGCAACATGAGAGAATAGGTGAGCTAAACACCAAGAATGCCGCATTACTCGTCGAGCTGACAGAGCAAGTCAAAATCAATGAAGCTTATCAAGAACGAATTCAATCACTACATAAACTCGATACTAAACATATTCAGGAACTAGCCAATGCAAAAAGTGAAATTGATAAGTTGCGTATTGCTGCTGAGCGTAATCCTGAGCGGGTGTATATCAAAGCCAGTTGTAAAAAAAACAAAAGCATTACCGCCACCGGCTTGGATGATGCAATCACCGCCAGACCTACTGACTCCGCTATCCGAAATTATTGGCTACTCAGAGAGCGAATTGCAGAATTAACCCGAATGGTGTTAGGGCTGCAAGATTATATTAGAACGGAGTGTTCACAGTGACTTACTCTGAGTTGATTAAAGATGCCTATTTAGAGATAGCCAAGAAAGCAATACGGGAAATTGAACAACAACGACAGGTGATGAAATAAAAAAAGCCCACACAGGGTAGGCTAAGCACATCTGTTGAACAAATGAATATCATATTAAATATAGTTAACGTATTCAAAATATGCAAGCGAATAATGAGCCTCTGAGAAATCAGGGGCTTTTTAATGGCTTCTTCGCAATTAAGTGAGGTGGTCTCTATCTTGCTGACGGGTAAGCCGTAAGCGACTACGCATTTCACCCTGTGCCACGCTCGGCACGAACACACCAAAGAACCTTTCAGGATAAGCCTTGAGGATAACCAGTAGTGGTTTGGTTAACCCTCTTTGGGCTGGTTACTCCTGAGCGCAAGGTTTATCTCTAAAAGGAACTAACCATGAAACATTTAATTAAAAAAGCTAACGGTCAGCCTGTTGTTACAACCGATATTATTGCTAGTGAGTTTGGTAGGCAGCATAAGAACGTATTACAGGATGTTAGAAGTCTAATTGATAGTGGCCATTTAGGAGAGCTTGATTTCAAGCCCTCGTCATACATCACTAAGCAGAAAAAAGAATTGCCATGCTATGAGCTAACAGAGCGAGGATTTCTGATAGTGATGCCATTCATTGGCGGGGAAAAGGCGCGAGATGGTCAAGTCAGATTAGTTGATAGTTTTATTCAGTTCCGTGAAAAAGCAGCGAGAGAGGCTAAAGTTCAAATAGAGCGCAGTATTGCTCGAATGGAATATAAACCAATGACCGATGCTGTGAAAGAAAGCAAGATTCAAGAAGGTAAAGAACCAGCGCATTATCATTTTAGTAACGAGGCTGACTTAATCAATCGCATTGTTCTTGGCGTGTCGTCTGCAAAATTCAGAAAAGATAATGACATCGGCAAAACCGACCCAATTCGTGACTATCTTTCACACCAGCAAATCCATACAATAACTGAGTTGCAAAGAGCTAATACAGTATTCATTTCGATGGGTTGGGATTTTGAGCAACGAAAAGAAGCGCTGAAAGGCCTGTTCAATAAAAATCACAAGCAGCCATTACTAGAAGAAATGCATAGGTTGGCGGCGTAAAATTGCGCTTTGTTTGTAAATCAATAAATTACCGATGCACTAAAAGTTGCATCTACTGAATAGGTCGCTCAGCGGCCTTTTTTATGATGTAATAGTGCTAATTAACCCAACAAATGAGGTATAAGTGATGAATGAGCCAGACGATTTAATTAAGCACTTACCTTGGACTGGCGCTGCATTGAAAGTCGCACTGGTAATGACAGTAGAAACAATGAAGCTAACCCCAGAGGAAGCTGAGGGGCAGAACATTACTGTTGTAGTTGGCCCATTCGCAAGACCATACAGAGAAATAATGGCAATAGCCGAAGAGTATGGTGAAAGGGAAATCCCTAAATCAATGTGCGATATGCCGCTAGACATTAAATAAATAACAAGAACTCACAATGACCCGCCAAGTGCGGGTTTTTTATTGAGGGAAATAGCTAATCAGAAAGTTTATTCCTACAAGTAGACTTTCTAATGGGCTAAGGAGATAAAGACGATGGCTAAACTGGATTGGGGGACGCTACAGCAACAGTTCCTCACCGAACATGCTATATCAGGAATATCCCCTAAAGAGTGGTGTGAAGACCAGGGACTTAATTACGCAACTGCACGACGATATATTAAGAAGCCAGCCGCGCAATCTGCGCAAAAAACTGCGCAAAAGAAATTGCGCACTGCGCACGAAAAAGAATGCGCAAAAGAGCCAATACACGATAGTGATATACCAACTGCGCAGAGTAGTGAACAAGATAGTGCGCACGATGATGAAAGTGCGTTTAACCTGCGCAACTACGGGCTTAACGATATGCAATTCAGATTCGTCAATGAGTATCTTGTCGACTTAAATAGAACTGCCGCATATAAGCGAGCTGGTGGAAATGGCGAAGGTAATACTGCTTATGTTGGCGCCAGTCGGATGTACAGAAATGCTAAGGTCAATCGTGCAATTACAGACGCATTAGCGGATAGGGAACGCAGAACTCAAATCACCCAAGATGAAGTATTAAAAATGTGGTGGGATATTGCGACCGCAGACGTTAATGAACTAACTGAATATCGCCGATTATGTTGTCGTCATTGTTGGGGCTTTGGCTTCAATTATCAGTGGCGTGATGCGGTTGAATATGATGATACTGTGAAAAAAGCCATGACAGCAAGTAAACCACCTCCGCAAGATGTGGGTGGCTACGGTTACGATGACACATTAGACCCTAATCCCGATTGTCCTCGATGTAATGGCGCTGGTATTGGTCGTGCGCATTTTCACGATACACGCGATTTAACCGGTGCCGCTCGTCGTTTGTTTGCTGGTGTTAAAGAAGGTAAGTTTGGTGTCGAGGTTATCACTCGTAATCAAGACGATGCGCTGAAAATGGTTGCACAGCATTTAGGGATGGTTAAGAACAAGACTGAGATAACGGGGGCTGATGGTGGCCCTATTCAATCAACAGGAATCGACCTAAGCCACTTAAGTTTTGAGCAACTCATGCAGCTGAGAAAAAAATCGAAAAGTTGACCTTATTTAACATAATGGTGCTTACATGCCCTGCGGCTTTTCAACTCAGCTAAAATGTCACCTCAAACCGATAAAAGTCTAAATCTTCTTCCTGAATTTAGGCTTTTTATTCGTTGCTAATTTGTTATCAAAAACTCACTTTCCATTTCACCATCATTTTGAGGTGAAAGGGCTATTTATTCCATTTTAGGTGTGGCTATGAACATCGATTTCAGCTTATTTGATGAAGAGATCGAAAGGGAGATAGCGCGCCGCAGTTTGCATGAATTCATTCAATACTTAAACCCTGAATACATCACGAGCCATTTCTCTCAAACGGTGTGTGATGCGCTCGACCAGTTCTTGATTGATATGATGGCGGGTAAGCGCCCTAAATTAATATTAGGGGCACCGCCACAGCACGGCAAGTCTGATATTGTTTCCCGCTATCTTCCTGCTTATTTCTTTGGAAAATACCCTAACATGCGAGTTGGGGCGCTGTCGTATTCATCTGATTTAGCTGGCGATATGAACACCGATGTTCAGCGAATTATGATGTCGGCTGAATATCGTGTGTTATTTCCTAAGAGCTGGTTAGGCAATAAGCCTGAGAATGGCATTGCTGTTAAACGTAACTCTGACGAGTTCGGCATTGCCAATCACAAAGGCAGCTATGTGTGTGCGGGGGTCGGTGGTCCATTAACCGGTAAGAAAGTTGACCTCGGTATTATTGATGACCCAATAAAAAACTCGAAAGAAGCACTTAGCCTGACGGTTAAAAAATCGATTTGGAACTGGTACGTATCGACCTTTAAGACCCGCTTATCAAAAAACAGCGGCGAAATCATCATGGCCACGCGGTGGGCTACCGATGATTTATCTGGTCAATTAAAAGAGAAAGCCCCTGAAACCAAGGTGCTCGCATTCCCTGCCATTAATGAGCAAGGGGAAGCGCTGGTACCTGAACTTCACCCTATCGATAAGCTGTTGGAAACCAAAGCAATACTGGGTGATTATTTCTGGTCTGCGATGTATCAACAGTCACCGAAGCCGGGCGACGGTCAAATCTTCCACGAAGAGTTTGTACGCTATTACTTACCTAAAGACCTACCTGATAAATTCGACAAGGTTATTCATAGTTGGGATATGACCTTTAAAGACAGCGACGGTACCGACTATGTAGTGGGGCAGGTTTGGGGCAAGAAAGATGCCAATGCCTATTTGCTCTATCAAATTCGAAAACGCATGAGTTTTACTCAAACTAAGGATGCGGTGAAGCTGCTTGCGGAAAAATTCCCTGAAGGGCGCCGTAAGTTGGTGGAAGACAAAGCCAATGGCCCTGCAGTTATCGACTCTCTTAAATCATCGGTATCAGGACTAATCCCCGTTGAGCCTGACGGCAGTAAAATCGCACGTGCCCACGCCTGCACCGCTGAGTGGGAGGCGGGCAATGTGTGGCTACCACACAAAGACATTGCGCCATGGATAGTGGAAACCGTAGAGGAAATTACCACGTTCCCATTTGCTGGTCATGACGATACGGTGGATGCAATGACGCAGGCGCTGCGTGATTTATACCAGAAGAAAAAAGGCGGTTTCTTTACAACCAAGAGGTAATTCTATGTGGCCGTTTAAAAGGCGAAAAATTGCAGAGCAGATTGCACCGCCTAAGCGGTCAGCATTTACCACAGATTTGTACCCTGCATTAGCAAAAAAGAAGGGATTTAACGGACTAGTTCTACCGCAACCGATGATTAACGGCGTGGGGATGGACAGTATTGATACTTCCGTTCCTTCATTTAAAGGCGAGCAAGTCTATGGCGTGCCGGAATCGCAGGCGGCTTGGTATGCCTCACAAATGTTTATTGGCAACAATATGTGCGCCATCATTGCGAAACATTGGTTGGTGGATAAGGCCTGTAATATGCCTGCTCGTGATGCCATTCGCCAAGGGTATGATATTGATTGCGATAATGACGATGACAGCGCTATCAGTAAAAAGCTACGTAAACGCGATAAAAAGTACCGTATACAGCATCACATGAAAGAGTTGATTCACTTCGGTCGCGTGTATGGTGGTCGATTAGCACTGTTTGTGGTGGAAACCTCAAACCCGAAAGAGTGGTATGAAAACCCGTTTAATCTCGATGGCGTGACCAAAGGAATGTACAAGGGGATCAAGCAAATTGACCCACAATGGGTAACGCCTGATTTAACCGACTCCAATATCCAAGACCCTGCTAGCATGGATTTTTACGACCCCACTTATTATGTGATTGGTGGTCGTAAATACCATAAATCGCACTTTGTTAAGTTTGTGCCGTTCCCTGTGCCTAATGTGCTGAAGCCGCTTTATAACTACTTTGGTGTTTCGGTACCAGAGCGCATCTATGAGCGAGTCTATGCTTCAGAACGGACAGCCAATGAAGCCCCACAACTGGCCATGACCAAGCGGTTATTGACTATCGGTATGGCAGACCCTGAAGGTGCAGATAAGAACACCATTCAGGAAAACATGCTTTATTTTATGGAGATGCGCGATAACTATGGCGTGCAGGTGATGGGGAAAGAGGACGTTGCACAACAGTTTGATACCTCGCTAGCGGATTTAGACGCCACCATTATGACGCAATACCAGCTAGTCGCAGCGGCGGCAAACGTGCCTGCAACTAAGTTACTGGGCACTACACCAAAAGGCTTTAACTCAACGGGTGATTACGAAGAGTCGAACTACCGTGAAGAGCTGGAAAGTGTGCAGTCGAACGATCTAGACGAACTCTTGCAGCGTCACTACGACATGTTGATGCGTAGCGAAGAGCTACCACTGACTGAAATATCGGTGACGTGGGCGCCACTCGATAGCCCAACAGCGACAGAGGGCGCCGATATTGAGTTGAAATCGGCTCAAACGGATTCGGCTCTAGCAGCTACAGGTGCGATTGATGGGTTAGATATCCGTAAAAAACTCGCAGCAGATAAAAAGTCGAGCTATTACGGCATTGATGTAAATGAGAGTGACTATGTCGAGACGAATACGAGTCCGAACGAAAAAGGCGAGATGGGCAACCTCCCGCCAAGCAGTATTGAAGGGCAAACCCCTGCAGTATTCAGCAGCGCCATCTAGCCGTTATCAACGTGACATGTCACGGTTAATCCGCTCAATGATTAAAGACTATGAAAACGTATTTAGTGAATTGAAGGAGGATTTTGACGGCGCCACGGTGGATGCCAGCATTGCGAGTCAAACACGGATTTGGCTCAATCGGTTAAAACGCAAGTGGGATAAAATCTTTAATACGCAGTCTAGCGCCATGGCCGATAAGTTTGTTTCCCAAGTGGACATCGGCGCTCAACGTAATTTAGATGATTCCCTTAAACAGCTTTCTGGCGGTATTACCATCAAAACCCCTGTCATGCCGGACGCGTTAAAAGACCGAATGATTGCCGCCACGGCAGAGAATATTTCCCTAATTAAATCCATCCCTAGCCAGTTTCATCAACGTATCGAAAGTGCAGCGTTACGCTCTATTTCTCAAGGAGGCGAGGGCGCAAAAACCTTATTAGATGAAATCAGGCACACTGGCAGCGTGACAGAGAGCCGAGCGAATTTTATCGCCGTTGACCAAACGCGAAAAATTACGACTGCGGCGAACTATGAGCGCATGAAATCAGCGGGAATTCGTAAGGCTATTTGGCATCACTCTGGTGGCAGCGCTGAACCTAGAGAGTGGCATCTACAGCTAGACGGTGAAGTCTTTGATTTAGATAACCCACCCATCATTGACCCAAAAACGGGTGAACGCGGATTGCCGGGGCAATTACCTAATTGCAAATGTTTTTGGACGCCTGTAATCGACTTCGGCGAGGAGACATGACAAAACGAACCTATGACAACAACGGCTGGCTCGAAGTGACAGACAACCCCATCTCTAAAGTTGGGGTTTTTGATTATTTGGGGGCTGAAATTGGTGCGCCGGTGCCCGATAAAATCTATCGTGTATTGCGACCACCGGAAGAACTGGCCAGCGAAGCGACTATCAATTCTTTCAAGTTAACCCCGTTCATCATTGAACATGAAATGCTAGGCAAGCACGCAACCCCTGCGGAGAAAAAAGGTATCGAAGGGGTGATTGGTGAGAACGTGTATTTTGACCCACCGTATCTTAGAGCCAATATCAAAATCTTTTCAGATGTGGCGCTTAGCAATATCGACAGCGGCAAAATCGACCTTTCACCAGGTTATCGCAGTAAATATGAATTCACCTCAGGCATTTATGAAGGCCAACACTATGACGCCATTCAGCGTCATCTACGTGGCAATCACCTCGCATTAGTCGATGAAGGGCGAACCGGCCCTGACGTCGCTGTGCAAGATCACCTCGTTATCACTATCGACACAAAGGAACTTATTCGCATGAACGAAGAAGAAAACAAAGAGAAGCAAACCGCTGATGAAGGTGCGTTTACAGCGGAGCAAGTCACTGCGCTGAAAAGCATTATTGCAGAGGTGATTGCACAAACTCAGTCTTCAACCGATGAAGAACCGGAAGAAGAAAAGAAATCCACTGATGCTGATCCCGAAGAAGAACAAAAAGCGGAAGAGGCTGTGGCAGCTGCAGAAGTTGCAGCAGAAGAAGCCACAACGGGTACACCTGAAGCCGTTGAAGCTGCCGAAGTTGCGATTGAGACTGCCGTTGAAGCGATTGAAGAAGCCAAAGAGCATCTCGACCAAGCGACAACGGATAGCTTAAATCGCCGACTCAAACGCTTAAAAAACGGCATCGGTACGATGGATGAGATTGCATCCTTAAAGCGCAAGATTAAGCGTTTAGAAGCATCAAAATCCACGATGGATACTGGCGTGCTGTTAAAACAAATCGGTGAGCGGGATTCATTAGCGCATAAGTTGACCCCATTCCTTGGTGTGTTCGACCATGCCGCAATGACTAAGCAGCAAGTGGCGGAGTATGGCGTTGATAAGCTTGGTATTCAATGCGGTAAAGGTAATGAAGCCATTGCGCTAGATGCGTGGATGCAAGGGCGTGTGCCTGATTCACAGAAAGCCACAGTGACGATGGACTCTGCGGTGAGTAATCAATCAATTATGGATAAATGGGGAGCGAAATAATGGCAATTCCTAAATCAGTGTCGCATGGCTTAACGTCTGGCGTAGTGGGTGAAATCAGCCATGCAGGGCCTATCCGTGCCGTTGCCGCCATTCTCAGTTCAGCGGATGAAAAGCAAAATATCTTCGGTCGAGCCTACACCTACAAAGATGATTCTGTGGAGTCTGTGCAAGTGGGCGGCAAAGGGGCGTTCGCGGGGATCATGATTAACCCGAAAGCGTATCGAGTTGAAGTGGGTTACGCGCGTAACGGTACACAAGGTGAGTTTTTGGCAATGGGCGAGGTGTACGTCGAACTCAAAGAAGGGGTAGGTAAGATCAATGCACCGGTTGTCTTTGATGAAACAGACGGTTCGCTTTCTTCTAAGTCCGCTCCTGCAACAGGTGACCGCGTGATTGGTTTTGTTAGTCGTCACGTTGAATCCAGCGAATCAGCCCATTTGAGCGTTATTCGCTTAACAGAAATCCCATACCCAGCGGCAGTAAAGGAAGGTGAATAATGCCAGTTAGCAAGCAAAAGTTTTATATGTCTGGCCGCGATATCCGTAAACATGGCCAGCTTAATATCCAACCTAACCAACAGTGGACGTATCGTGAACTTGAGCAAATTGGTTTTGGTGGCTTGGCGTCGATGGACTCCGCGATCACGGGCGCGGCCATGCAAGGTGGGTTAATTCAGCGTGAAATGTTGCAACACGTTCTTCCTGGTCTCATTCGTACTGCAACCCGTGTTCGTGTGTTGGATGAAATCACCGGTGTGTTGAATGCGGGTGAATGGCACGATGAGGAAATCATTCTGAACGTGGCGACACCAACCGGTAAAGCCGAGCTCTACGGCGACCATACCAACGTGCCGTTAGCGTCTTACATTCAAGACCAAGAACGCCGCGGTATCGTGCGTTTTGAACAAGGTTTTCAAGTCGGAAAGTTAGAGGAAGCGCGCCAATCTGCAGCTGGGTTTGAAGCCGCTGCGGAAAAACGTAATTCAGCGACTGAATCTCTAGAACAAGGGCGTGAGCGGATTGGTTACTATGGATTTAATAGCCCTGAAACACGTGTATTTGGTTTGATGAATGAGCCTAACTTGCCAGCTTATGAGACCGCATCGAAAAAATGGAAGGGCGGCACGTTTGCCGATATCACCCAAGATATTACCGATATGTTCTCGCGCATTGAAATGAGTTCAGGCGGGATTATCAAAGACGATATCGCGATCACATTGACGTTACCGTTAGGTTACCGTTCAACGCTCAATGTCGCTAACCCTGTGGCACGGGGTGAAACGGTGTATCAATGGGTGAAAGATAACTATCCAAACCTGCGTTTTGTGTTCTCACCTGAATTTGTCGGGGCAAATGGTGGTGCGGATGTGGCGTATATGTTCGCGGATACCATCGATGATGGTTCAACCGCAACCAGCGCGACCATTCTACAAGTGGTGCCCGTTAAGTACCAATTACTGGGCTCGCAAGCCCAAATTAAAGGGTATTTAGAGGATGCGACCAACGCGACAGCAGGTGTCTTTGTCACACGTCCTTGGGCGATCACCCGTCTAACGGGCATCTAACCTAACCACTTCCTTTTTTACGCCCTCAAATGAGGGCTTTTTTATTGGAGAAAACCATGTCTCTCTATGTCTATTGCACGTTATCCAACGATCAAAACTACTCGGTCACGGATGGCAAAGTGTTTATTGCAGGTCAAGCCAATATCATGACCAAGCATATGTATACCCCGCGTGGGCGCGTTACGGAAATCAGTGATGAGCAATACGCCCAGCTTAAAGATAACCACGTTTTTCAGTTACACAAAGAAAACGGGTTTATCAGTGTGGAAAACCGCAAAGAAGATCCTGAAAAAGTGGCCACTAATATGGAGGCTAGCGATAAGTCAGCGCCAGATACCGTGGAATCTTTGGAAGCAGAAAAACAAGCAGTCCCGAAAACCAACAAAAAGGGTAAATAATGATGGAGGCGAGCACATTTCCCCTAACGTCATTTCGTGTGCTCTATCCATCGTTTAATGGTGTGAGTGATGATGACATTTATATTATTGCTCAATCTGCCCTGAACTATTTTTCGCCTTGTCGCGGCGTTTGCACTAACGAACTGTGGATGTTGGTTGTTGCTCATATGCTATCACTGCGAAAGTGGATTGCGGACGATGAATCCCCAACCGGTGTTGTGACTAGTGTGACTATCGATAAAGTCAGCGTGTCATTCTCTGCGCCCCCTGCGGGTTCTGATTGGTCACACTGGTTCAAAATGACCACGTATGGCCAACAGTTCTTAGCACTCATTAAGCGTTGTAGCGTACCGCAATATATTGGTGGAGCCGGTGAACGTTCCGCCTTTCGCGGTGTGGGTGGCAGGTTCACGCGAGGGGGGCGGTTACGTTAATGACGAAATTAGCTCAGTTGAAAAAAGTCTATGATGAGTTAGCCAAGAAACAATTGAAAGTGGGTTTCTTTGAACACTCGAAATACCCTGATGGCACACCCATTGCTTATATTGCCGCCATTCATGAATTAGGTTACCCCGCTGGTGGCATTCCTCCCCGTTCGTTTTTTCGCCCAACGATGAGCGATAAAAAAGTAGAGTATGGCCAGTTAATTTTCCGTGTGGCCAAAGCGGCGGCCGCTGGCAATATTTCCGTTACCGATGGGCTAACCCAAGTCGGCGCAAAAGCGGCTGGGGATGTGAAACTGGCCATTAAAGCGGTAACCACACCTGCTTTGGATGATTCAACGATAAAGGCCAGAGCGAGACGTCACAGCAAAGGGAAATCCACCGATAAACCCTTAGTCGACACAGGGCAGATGTTACAGACCGTCAATTTTGTCGTGGAGGATAAATAATGTTCGGTAATTTGCATCGTATTGCTTCTCGCTATATTCCTCAGCAAACAGCCCAGTGGTTTCGTTTTAAAGGCCGAACGCCCGATGAGCGAGGGCATGACCAAAACCAATATCATGAGCCGGTGGATATTCGGGGCAGTTGGCAAGCCGTCGATACTCAAGATGCCCAAAGTATGGGGTTTGATTCAAGTTCAGTTTATCGTCGTTTTTATACCTCCCATGATATCAAAGGCATTCAGCGCGGTACGTCTCCCGATTACCTTGTTTTTAATGGTAAAAAATACGATGTGATGGGGGACGCGGATTGGTATGAGCAGGACGGCTGGAAATCAGTGATTTGCATCGAGGTAGGGGCCTATGACGGATAATGACGTTGATATTGCGATCCGCAAACAGCTATTACGGCAGCTAACAGAAGTCGGTATTGATATCCCTGTGAAAGCGGGTTTTCAATCCACCAAGCAAGGTCGTGAAGATAATATGGTGATGTTTTTCCCGATTAATGAAAATGGCCACGGGTGGCAAGGTCGCCATTACAATGTCCAAGGCAACAATGCCAATCACCAAGAAAACCAGTTATCGGAAAAAACGTACCAAGTTCAGGCGTTAATTACCGATTTAGGCAATTACACTGCGGGTGATATTACCGCGATTGTCAGAATGATCGTCAATTCACTGCCTTTTGTTACCGCGTTGCGAAAGCAGAATATTGGTGTTCAACGTGCAACTGGCATTCGCCGTCCTTACTTTTTGAATGATCATGGCGACTACGAACAAAACCCCTCATTTGATTTTAATGTGACGTTTAAACGCGCTCTTCTCCCTGATACTGCCGCTATCCGCGCGTTGTATCCTGATATTCACCGCATATAAGGTTTTTACTATGCCAATTAAACAAACTCGATACGTTGATATCGCATCGGCGGTCATTGGCGCGTCAGCAGTTCCGATGCGTAAATTAACCGGTCGATTATTTTCCACTAACCCCAAAATACCCGCAGGTAAAGTTTTAGAGTTCGCCAGTGGTCAGGTCGATGATTTACTGGGTATTGATTCTCCCGAAGCTAACTTTGCACGACAATACTTTAGCTATGTTAGCCCTGCACCGGTGAGTAAGCCGAAGGAATTACAAATTGCGTCTTATGAGCCCGTCGGGCGAGCGCCTACGTTATTTGGGACAAAAGCCGCCGCATTAGCAGATTTAAAAATTATTGCGGATGGAACGCTATCTGTCACGATCGGCACGGTGACCAAAAGCTACAAAGACATTGATTTGTCAGAAGCGAAGTCCTATGCGGATATCGCGTCCACCATTCAAGCAAAACTCAATGCAGAAAGAGAACCACAATTTTCCAGTAGTTATTTGACGTTTAATTCACTCGATAGCGCCTTTGAGCTGAGTGGCGGTGTGCAAGAACGCGCATCCATTAGTGTTGAATATTCGGTGCTAGCGAATGCCATGGGGCTGTCTTCCGGTACGGCATCTGAAGGTAACCCCGCACAAACGCCGCTGGAAGCGTTTATGGTTGCCGAGCAAGTATCCGATTCATTCGGCAGTGCGACATTCTTGGATGAATTGACGTTAGAGCAAGCAGTGCCATTGGCGCAGTATGTGTCGGGTGAGAACGTCAAATACCAGTTGCACATTAGTGTTAGCGAAAAGCAGGTTGAAGATTTTAGCGCAGCATTGATGGGAACTGCTTCCGTGGGGTTAAACCTCAAAACGGATACTAACTATTTTATTCAAACCTTACCCATGGCCGTTATGGCGGCGACGGATTATGACCGCACTAATGCCACGACAAACTACATGTTCCGTCAGTTAGGTGTGACGTTCCCTGCGCAAGTGACCACGGATAAAGCGGCTGACCGATTCGATAAGCTGCGCGTGAACTATTACGGTGAAACCGCGATAGCCGGCTCGCAAATCCGTTTCTATCAGCGGGGCTTCTTGTGCGGTGGCACGTCTAATCCATTGGATATGAGTGTGCACGCCAATGAGCAATGGTTAAAAGCCTATATTGCTCAGCAATGGTTTAACGTGTTGTTGGCCACTCGTGGTGTCCCTGCGAATAAAGACGGTGAAGCGCGTGCGTTGATGGTGATTGCAGGTGCGGTCACCAAAGCGATTAATAACGGCACGATTTTAGCGGGTAAAACGCTGAGCGACGTGCAAAAGCTCGCCATTGCAGATGCATCCGGGGATGACCTTGCGTGGTATGACGTACAGGATAAAGGCTATTGGTATAACGCGCAGATTGTTGAAAATACAGGTGAAAGCGACTTGCCTGAGTATGTCATGAAATACGTACTGATTTATGGCAAAGGCGATTGGGTTCGTAAGGTCGAAGGCTCTCATAATTTAGTCTAGGAGTAGAACATGCATGATGTATCTGCAACCGGCTTGAGTTTTACCATTCAAGCCAGCAAAACCTTTCCCACTGGGATTTTAATTACCGCCTTTGCTGATGATGCTGACCCGCTGGATTTACCGGCTGTCGATATTGCACAAACAGGTATGGACATTAACGGTAACTTGGTGAGTTGGTCCACACCGACACCACAAACCGTCACCATCAACGTTTTAGCTGGTAGCGAAGAAGATCAAAACTTGTCGATTTTGCTCGAGGCCAATACCGCGAAAAAAGGGCGCCGACACGCAGGGGATATCATTACCTTTGTGGCGTCTTACGGTGATGGCTCAACGGTCACGGCGCGTAACGGCAAGATTACCAATGGTAGCCGTGGCAACTCTGCCGCCTCTGCAGGGCGTTTGAAATCCAAAGCCTATACCTTTGTGTTTCAGGATTTCGACAGTACGCGCGTCCGTTAATTCATTTCAATTTATGGCGGGGTTTCCCGCCTTTTTTATCGGTGTTTTACCATGCTTATAAAGCCTAAAGAAGTGGCTATCAAAGACGTTGATGGCCTTGAAAAGTTGTTTGTGATTAGCCGCCTACCCGCGACAGTCGGGCGTGAAATCTTAGCCAAATATCCGTTATCTAACGCCCCAAAAATTGGTGATTATGAGGTCAGCAAAGAGGCCATGTTAAAAATGATGGCCTATGTGTGTGTCACTATCGATGGTGAAGAAATCCCCCTTAAAACACAAACCTTGATTGATAACCATGTGCCCGATGGCGAATCATTGATCCGCTTAGAGTTGGAAATGTTGAAATATAACACCAGTTTTTTCGGCAACGACGGGAGCCCAGGTTTCCTCCACTTCCTGCTCAGCAAGGTAAGCGGTTCACTCCCGTCGATTATAAAAACGCTGATGGCTTCTTTGCCGTCATCATCAGCGAGCGCCTCGCCACCTTCACCGAACTCAAAACCTCAATAGATTTAGAAGAAGCAATGGACCTGTGGGAAATTGCCATCACTAACCGTTATAACGAAGCCCTTGCGGCTTCAAAGGATCGCTAATGTCATTAATGGATACCTTTGTGCAGGTCTTTGAGTTTGATACAAGGCAAGCGGATGGGGCATTTAAAAAGGTGCAACGTTCGACCGATGACATTATTGATGGCATGAAACAAACCCAACAAGCGGCGCAGCAAAGTTCACTGACCATTGGGAGTGTAATGACGGAGCTTTGGCAATCACTGCAGGGGCTGTCGACCGAACATGCCATTTTGTTTACCACCAATGCCAGCGAGGTCAGTGCTGAGACAAGCCAAATCGTGGCTCGGTTAGATGCGGTGAGCTCATCATTAAGCACATTGGATGAGCAACGGCAAAATGCAGACGCAGCTTGGGTCTCCGCGGGAGATGCGCTAGGGGAGTGGGGGCAATCACTGCAAGCTGAAATCAGCCAACTGAAAAATGATCTCGGCTCGTTATCGGTGGGTGACCAAAAAAACGCATTAGAACAGGTAAAAGGCTCAGTCAGTGAGTATGTTAACGAGCTGCAAAAAATCCCGACCACTACTGCCGATGGCGCCGCAGAAATTGAACGTGTAATGGCAGACTTACGGCAATCGGTGCAAGGCTTATCGGTTGAACATTCGATTGATTTCGTTACTAATGCAGATGAGGTTATTGCCCAAACTGGCTCGGTTAAAACACAATTAGAGACAGTAACAGATTCGATGGCCAACCTTGAGGCGCAGCGGTCAATATCTAACGCAGGCATGCAATCCACTCAGGGCGTTTTGGGCGAGCTCGATGCAAACTACCAGGCACTAAAGCAAAATGTTATTCAACTTAATCAAGGTGTCACCGACCTCACGTTAGCCGAACACCAAGGTATCACCGCAAAGCAACTGTCCAACGCCATTATTCAGGCACTGCAAGGTAATTACAATGAATTAATTCGCCTTGTGGACACCATGAAAGTGAAGGGAATTGAAGCGGCGACCAGTGAAATTAAAGCACAGCAATCCGTGCAAAAAGCCCTTGAGAATACCGAAACCAAATATCAGCAAGCTGGTAATACGGTCATGTCGTTTGCCAAAAAGGCATTGGGAGCGGTTGGCTTATTGATGGGGGCAACTGCCTTGGTGGGGGAATCGATTTCACGTTCGGCGGATATTGAAACCCTCGATAAGTTGGGTAAAAAAATCAATGTGGCGACTGCTGATGTGGACGCTTTCGCGGGTTCAATGGCTGAACTGGGCGGTACGCGTGATGCGGCGCAAGCGGATTTATCGGCGATGGCCAAATCGTTTGGTTTTGCGAAAAATACCATGGAAAAAGTGCTTCAGACTGCAGATAAAGTGCAGGGTATGAAGTTTGATAAAGCCAAGGCAACACTTGTGGGACTAGGCGTGACGGATGATAAAACCGTCGAGTTGATGATGAAAGGCCGCAAAGAGCTCGAGCGCATGATGGGGATTCAAAAAGAATACTCAGGCATCAACAAAGAGAGTATTGAACAATCCATCAAATTCAACAAAGCCATGCAAGGCTTTAAGCAATCATCAGGCTTACTGAAAAACAGCTTCTTAGAAATGGTGATCCCGATTTTAACCAAAGGGCTAGAGTGGGTTAACCGCTTTGTGAGCTTTTGCAAAGAAAACAAGTCGCTCATTGTGGGGTTCTTTATTGCAATAGGTTCGGCTATTGCGGTGTTTTATGTGCCTGCCATGTTATCAGCTGCGGCAGCGACCTTGGCAGCAACATGGCCCATTTTGGCGATCATCGCGGTTATTGCCTTACTGGCTGCGGCGTTTGCCTTAGTTTATGACGATATCATGAACTTTATTGACGGCAATGATTCGATGATAGGGCGTATTTTGGATGAATACCCCGAACTTAAAGCGGTCATTATTGCGGTGTGGGAAGCGTTTAAAGCCTTTTTCGATTTTGTCCTGGCTTTGTCTCAAGTCGTCGCCGATGTGGCGGTGGCTGCCTTTAACTTTATTGCTGATGGCGGCAAGCAGTTATGGGCATGGCTCACGGGCTTTATTCAGGATTTAGCAGATTGGGGCAAGCAATTTGAAGGTGTCTTTACGGTGGTTTCTGATGCCGTTGTAGGCATTTTTAAGTGGTTATGGGCGCAAATCAAACAGTATTTAGGCTGGATTAATGACGGATTGGATGCGATTAAAAATGGTTGGAGCACGGTCAAAGGGTGGTTTGGTTTTGAGGATGCACAAGTGACTCAAACGGTTGAACGCAAAGTTACGGCCGACGGTACGATAGAGCACCAAATTCCCGAACAGCCTCAGTTATCTGAAGAAGATACTGCGTTGTTAGTAAAAGGGCTGAGCCAACAAATTAACGGCATGTCGAACAATCCAATCAACCCGATGACGAGCCAAGCTATTAGTAATCAATCCAATACTACCAATGAAACTAACTTGTCGATTGGTGAAATCAAAGTGGAAACCCAAGCGACGGATGCGCAAGGCATGGCGAGTGGCACGAAAGATGCGTTGCAATCCCAGCTACAAGATTTAGCCCATCAAACCAGTTCGGGGGTAAGCAAATGATCACCGAGGTGAAAATCTTCAATGTCGATAACTTTTCGACGTTATTTGAAACGGCCAATCCAATTCAAATCAACGTGCGTGACGAACACAAAGCGACACAGTTTACCGTTGAGTCGGGGGAAACACGCAGTGACCATGTTGTGGTTCTGCCGGTTGAAATTGGTATGGATTTAATTTTAGCCGGCGAAATGAAAAGTGCCTTTGAAATCCTGCAGCAAACTTATGATAAACACCAGTTAGTGGGTATTCAAACGCGGGTGAAAACCTACCAACCCATGCTGCTGGTGAATCTCTATCATGATGAAATTCCTGAAATGGCGGATGCGATTAAATTGTCACTGCACTTTAGTGAGTGGCGAACGGTTGAGCCAGAATATGGCAACCTGCCGCCCCGTAAGGTGGCAAAAAAAGAGCAATCGAGCACGGTGAATCGCGGGAAAGTGCAAACGTCCACGGTGCCGGACAAAAAGAAAAAATCGGCAGCAACCAAAATTGCTGACGGTGAATTGACGTTAGGGTGGTGACCCATGAAAGAGATCCCTTTAAATACCGTACCTAATCAACGCTTGCGCGTGAGCCTTGGCGGTGATGAGTGGGAGCTAACGATTAAAGTGGCACGAACAACAATGTGCTGCGATATCAAACGCAATGATGTGGTTTTACTGCAAGGCATTCGTGTGATGCCCAATCAACCGCTGATCCCCTACCGCTATTTATCGGGCAACGGTAATTTTGCCTTTATCACTGAGAATGATGAGCTGCCATGGTGGGCGCAGTTTGGCCAATCGCACAGTCTTGTTTGGTGGGGGGATGATGATTGATTTACGCCGCATACGATTAGGCATTGAAGCTAATGGTCGGCTGCAGTGGTATGAGGGGCTGCGAATTCGAGCTAGTGGCACTAAATATGCCAATCCCCTGCAGAATGAATGCACGGTCAATATCGATGGGCTCAATGCCGCAACACGCAATATGTTGCTGACCGAAACCAGCCCTTATACCCAAGCCAAGCAACCGCACCGTTTAATTGTCGAAGCGGGACGTACCAGTGCGGGGGTATTTCGCATTTATGTCGGGGATATTGTTAGCGCAGAAATCGCCTCACCGCCCGATGTAACGCTGACCTTAAAAGCAAAAACCAACAATACAAACGCGCGTGACATTGTTTCTTCGTCCGGTAGTGCCATAAGCAAAATGAGCGAGCTAGCCAAAAATATCGCGCAGGATTGCGGGGTTAAATTGGACTTTCAAGCCACCGATAAAAATATTGCCAATTGGTATTTTTGTGGGCCGGCACTCAAACAAGTGGAACGGCTGCAAGATGCGGGCAATGTGAAAGCGTTTATTGACGATGACATGCTGTATGTGAAAGACCGGGATAAAGCGTTAAGTGGCCGCTTGCGTATTCTTAACCAAAAATCGGGCATGGTAGGGATACCGAAAGCCACGGAAAAAGGCGTCGATGTCACTTATTTAATTGATAGCGAGTCGTCATTGGGCGGCATGTTACGCCTTGAAAGTCAGTTTAATCCCGCCTTGAATGGCGATTATATTATTGAGCAACTTAAGTTCGACATTGCCTCTCACGACGATCCCTTCTTTTACCAAGCGACCTGCAAACGAGTGTAAACCATGAACCAACCCAATAATGATATTGCTAGCGAAGGCAGCTTGGCAGGGCAGTTTATGGCTGCGTTTCGTAGCCTATTGATGAATATTGACGACATGCTCCCCGCGACGGTGGTGAGTTATGACGATAAAACTAACCGCGCGGTTATTAAGCCACTCGTCATGATGGTGTCGACACTAGGGCAAAAAGTCGGGCGTGCGGCGGTAGCGAATATTCCCGTTTTTCGTTTTGGGGGCGGGGGCTTTTTTATCCGTATGCCGATCAAGGCGGGTGATTTCGGTTGGCTAAAAGCCAATGACCGCGATATCAGCTTGGTCTTTCAGCGAGGCGGTTTAGAAGATGAACCCAATACGGCTCGTTTACATACCTTTAGTGATGCCATGTTCTTTCCCGATACGCTTAAAGGCTGGCTGATTGATGGCAAAAATACGGATGCCTTGGTGATCCAGTCCATGGATGGCTCCGTATGTTTGTCGCTGCATGAGGGTAAAGCGGTTTTAGATTCACCCGTTCTTGAGGTCAATGTGCCCGAAACCACGTTTAACGGCAATGTCACGGTGAATGGTAATCAGGCTGTAAACGGTAACAGCGATTCAAACGGGGGCACGATGAAACATAACGGTAAAGATATCGGCTCAACACATAAACACAGCGGTATTCAAAGTGGTAATAGCAATTCAGGAGTCCCCGTATGAAAACATTTAATGTCAACAGCAATAACGACATCCATCTTGGCAATAACGGAAACTTGTCGATTGTGAGTGGTGAACGGGCATCTAAAAACCGTTGTGAGCATTACGTCAAAGCACTCCGTGGTGAAATGTTGCATAAGCTCGATATGGGGATTCCTTACTGGAAAACCACCTTTGGGCGACAGGCGGACATTCCGTTATTTGAAGCGGCGTTTCGTGACCGGCTGCGTGAGCTGGATGATGTGATATCAGTGGTGTCATTTTCGGCATTAATCGCAGATAACTCGCTGAACTATACCGCGGTGATCCAAACCATTTATGGGGAGATAACGCTCAATGGCTGATTATCAATATCTCACATCACAAGGTGTGATTGTGCCAGATACCAGTACCTTACGTGATGACGTTGAAAACGAATTTAAAAATGTCTTTGGCCAGCAACTGGATGTTAACCCCGAAACCCCGCAAGGCGCATTGATCACCATGGAGGTCGAAAATCGGGACGCCGTTGTGCGCAATAACGCAGAGTTGGCCAATCAAATTAACCCCGATTTAGCCGGTGGCATTTTCCTTGATGCAATATGGGCCTTAATGGGCGGGCAGCGTTTTGATGCGACTCACTCCTTTTTATCACAGGTGAAATTCACGGGTATTGCCGACACCATTATCCCTAAGGGGTCACAAGCGGCCACGCTGAATGGCGATTTATTCGAAACCACCAAAACCTTAATTATCGGCAAAGATGGCTCAGTCACTGGGGATATGCGCGCCATTGAAACGGGAGCGGTTGAGTGTGGTGTGGGTCAACTCAATAAAGTGGCCAGTTCGGTATTAGGTTGGGAAACCGTTCATAACCCCAGCAATGCGGTGTTGGGGCGAGATGCTGAATCAGACTTACAATCAAGGCGACGACGTAAGCAGACGTTAGCCAAAAACACCGTCAGTGTGGGGGAGGCGATTACCTCTGCATTGTATGAATTGGAAGGGGTACGTTCGTTGTCGTATCGAGAAAATTACACAGACCAACCGATGATGTTTGATGGGATCACGTTAGTGCCTCACAGTATTTATGTGTGTGTTGAAGGGGGCGATAAAGAGGCTATAGCACGTTCGTTACTACGTACTAAAACCCTTGGCGCCGACTTTAACGGTAGTGAAGAGGTTGAGGTATTGGAAACTATCAGCGGCCAAATTTATCCCGTTAAATTCGATAGGGCGAAAGAAATTGTGTTGTTCTGCCGAGTAGCGGTGAAAAAAGCTACCGTCGATGCACAAACCATTATTCCCGCCGCGGTTGAGTCATGGGCTAATGGGGATATCGATGGTGAGGGCGGTTTAGTGGTGGGGCGTGATGTATCACCTTTCGAAATATCAGCCGGTATCAATGCTGTTGAGCCTCGTTTATTTATTACACGTGTCGAGCTTTCAACCGATGGCAAAGCCTGGTCATCAAATAACTATGAAATCAAAATGAATGAGGTGGCAAGGCTCAAACGCAGTGCGGTACAGGTGGTGCTGGTATGAGCAAAATTCAATCATTTGATTTTCACTCTGATTTATTAAAGGCGATCCTTTGGCAATATGAAGATGCGACAAACCTTAAGGCGTTAGCCAAATACAAAGCGGACTATTTTGAACAATCCACCGTCCAGTTTTGGCGTGATTGGTACCGTGATGTGTTTAATATCGATACTGCGAACGAGTTTGGGTTAAATATTTGGGCGCGCATACTCGATGTGCCGTTGGGGATTGATGTCCCACCTAGCGATAAAACGAAAATCGGCTTTGGTTTCGGTAAAAAGAACGCTAATTTTAAAGCCAACTTTCGACGTAATGCCGATTACACCTTATCGCTGACGGTCGACCAAAAACGTCTCATCGTGCGTATGCGCTATTTTAACCTCACGCAAAGCCCAACGGTCACCAATATTAACGAATTTCTTAAACGCTTCTTTTGGCAAGCAGACAGTAAAGTGTTTGTACTTGATCCGCTTGATATGACCTATCTGTATTACGTGTTTAATTTCAATCCCGATGAACGATTACGGGTACTTCTTGAAAACTTCGACCTTATGCCTCGCCCATCAGGGGTAGGGGTTAAATATCGTATCGTGACAAAGAAAGCCTTTGGTCACGGCCAACATCGCAAAAACTTCCTTAGCAGTAATTTCGGAGCCTAAAACTCATGACAAAAATCTTTAAAATCCCCTTTGCAACACAAGGGGATAGAACCTCTATTCCCGATGATGTGCAAGCTGATGGCGCGGTTTCTTACACGCAGGGCTATAGCTACGATTATGAGCGTGACCAACAAACTGATCCTGCGGCCAAAGATATCGAACGCGAAAAGATGAACGGTATGTTTCACGATATCACCGAAGCGATAGGGGAATTACAAAGCTTTGGCTTTCCTAAGTGGGCAGCAGAAGGCAAACCCTATCCCATCCGCGCCATTGTTTATCATAAAAATAAGACGTGGCAGTCGAAGATTGAAAATAACAATGTTGAGCCAGTAGCCGGCGCAGCATGGCAAGAACTGAAAGCCGATTTAAGTGCCGGTGATATCAATGTTTATACCAAAACGGAATCTGACAAGCGCTTCCAGCCGTTAGGCAATTACCAAGCGGCAGGTTATAGCTATTCTAAAGCGGAGTCTGATACCAAATATCAACCCAAAGGCAACTATGCCCCCGCAGGCAATTACGCACTTAAAGGTGAAAGCTACACTAAAGTAGAGGGCGATGGGCGATATCAGCCGAAAGGCAGTTATCAGCCATCAGGGGACTATGCCTTAAAAGGAGATAGTTATACCAAGGCTGAAACCGATGGTAAGTATCAACCTAAAGGCAGTTATCAAGCCGCGGGCTATAGCTATTCGAAAGCCGAGTCAGACACCAACTATCAACCTAAGGGCAATTATGCCCCCGCAGGGAATTATGCACTCAAAGGCGAGAGCTACACCAAAGCGGAAGGGGATACACGGTACCAAGCTAAGGGGAGTTATCAGCCATCAGGGGATTATGCAACAAACACAGCGCTTAATAACGGCCTCAATACTAAACTCAATACGAGCAGTGTTCTTCAGGTAACGGGCGGTTCAACAACGAGCGTGATGAGCCAAAAAGCCGTCACCGATGCATTACAAAATGCGGTCAATCTTAATACCATTTACCCTATTGGTATTGTGGTATGGTTCGCGCAAAACAAGAACCCCAATACCTTATTCCCTGGTACGAAATGGCAGTACATTGGCGAGAATAAAACCATTCGATTAGCTGCTGCAAGTGGTGCGAATGTGTTGACAACTGGCGGTTCGGATTCAGTTACGATAGGTAAAGGTCATCTTCCTGCGGTTTCACTTAAGTATTCGGGTACAACTGTTTCAAGTGGAGGACATACCCACACGCGTGGGACAATGAATATTACGGGCGAGCATGGTTATATGCGTCGTGATGCCGCCCAATACGCTTATGCATCGGGCGCTTTTTCTTTAGGTGATGGTTCTGCTAATGGTGGATACACAGGCTCAAATAACGTAAGTTCTCGTAAGTATATATTTAATGCGGCTAGTTCTTGGACAGGGGAAACTTCTAATAGTGGGGCACATACTCATACCTATTCAGGGAATACAGAAAACTTAGGTTCAGGAGCTGCTTTGACAGTAACTAACACTTATGTCATGTTGATGGGCTGGTATCGAGTTAGTTAATATTGCTTTATTATGTTAACTTGAAATAAATGCTTATGATAAAAAATAAAGTTTTATCTGTAATTTCTATAGATGAGATCAAGTAAATTAATAAGAGCTTCCAAAAAAGAATCTCTAAAAAGAGATTCTTTTTTCTGTGGTCACTAAAGTTATTTATATGTGCTTTTTTTAGATAAAATATGTTTTTTTATTACAGGCCAAGGAGATATCCGTAAAATTTCTTTTTTAAGTTTCGTTAATAAATTTTTTTTAGTATTAGTTGATGTTTTATTTATCAGAATAAAGCTAGGAAATTGGGTTGTTTTGCTATTGTTAAATATGAAATCTTGGATGCATATTGCTGGTTCTATAATAAAACAATTGACATTATTATTTAATTCTGGTGTAAACATTTCCATATCAATTGCTAGTATATTTTGTTTTTTTGATAATCGATTTAATATTTTTTTTGCAGCTTCTATGCTTATAATGTAGCCACCAGTACCTAAATTGCATTTTTTTAATTCATATAGTACTCGGTTATCTAATGTTTTAATTTTCTTACAATTGAAACGAGGAAAGTATTTACTGTATTTCTCAACTTTAACTAAATCGATATTTGATGGTATCCAATTTGGGTTAGATAAATAAACGGAAGCAGATGGGCTTAGATAAATATCATCTTCAAAGACAGCGATATACTCTTCTTTGTTTTCTATGGCCATTTGCCATATTTTTATATGACTTAATAAGCATCCTTTTCCGCCAAGTGAAAGTGTTGAGCTCGATAAATCAATGCCTGTCTCTCTTTCAGCTGTTGCTATTTGTTCGGGTGTGACAGCATCAAAAAACTCAAAATCTACACTACTTTTTTTAAACTCACTTTCGATATGGCTTCGTCTTAACTCATTGTTATTCTTGATGCTTATTACTATTTTTTTCATTGGGTTACCTAATTCACTTTGTGAAGTTATACACTAAAACGTCATGTTTCCAATGCCAAATTCTAGTTTATAGCTTACCTAAAAGATGTCGTTCGTGCGCGTATTAATGGTTATTATTAACCCGATATTGATTATTACTCTCTAGTTGTGCATGCCTAATTTTTTAGCTTTTCTATCAGCAGTTAAAAACTCGTAGGCTACTGTACCATCGGGAAAACATTAGGGAATTTATACTATCAAATAGTGAAGCTATCTAACAGCAAAAAGCCACCGGCTTGGTGGCTTCTTATCACATCAAGTATTTTTTAACGGGCTCAGGATAGTCATCATCCGTTTTTTCTAAATACTCTCCAATCTTAGCGTACATATGCTCTGCAATATCACGAGATAAGTAGGTACGCTGCGCTGGCCTATCAATATCTTCCCATTTATGTGTTTCTTTGTTAATGGAACCATCAGCAAAGGTGATCTCCAAAACAAGAACTTCATAAGGGCTATTGACTCCTACCTTTACTTCCGTGATTCGAGGAACAATCTCGATATTACTTTCTCCGCGGTCATTTTTCATGCTGGCACCCACGAATCATCTAGCCATATATTTTCGATAATTTCATTTATTTCTTTGGTCGCATCGTCACTTTTAGCACCAGTGACGACTAACGATGTTGACGAACTTAGCGCAACCCTGACGTTTAGAGGACCGTACTTGTTACCAATCTTGTGTATTACTTGTTCACGTAGGGCATTGCGTACTTTTTCAGATGGCTTATTGCTGTTTTCTTTATCAAAGAGAATTTCAATACGTGGCATAATGTAACCTCTCATTTAACTGTTAGTTTATACAGTGTATTTATATACAGCAAATTATCAAATTGCAAATCTTAATTGACCCTAAAGGCATTCCCCAAAACTATTTATCACTACGATATAAATCAACGGGTTATATGTATAATTGAAACACCTAAAACCATAAATATTAAAGTTTAAATTTATTTAAAATCAATATGATATAGATTAATTGGGAATATACTGCTGCGCCATATGGGTTGGACTGAAGCCGCTGACTTAATCGTTAAAGGTATGGAAGGCGCAATCGCGGCTAAGACTGTAACTTACGATTTCGAACGCCAGTTAGAAGGCGCTAAATTACTGAAATGTAGCGAATTCGGCGATGCAATGATCGCACACATGTAATTTATTACGTGGTGTGATTAATAACGGGAGCCTAAAAACTCCCGTTTTATTTTGCCTTGAAAAATTCCTCTACAAAACTCCTGCAAAACTCTTCTGCAAAACAGGCTACAAAATAATCGTTATTTTATAGCTAAAACCTGCCAATTTTATCCTCGATCATCATGATATTTATCTGTCATTACGTAGCTCTTATGGCCCAATAAAGTTTTAGTACCGATGCCTTGATCTCTATATAACCTTTCTGATAAAGAACGCAGCTCATAAAAACTTGGCGAAGTTCCATCTTCCCTCTTCAAATCTGTCTGATCCCTAAGCGGGTGCCGTCATCTGCGGCGTTTAGTGTAATTAGACATTTAGTGCCTGATCTTAACGAAAGGACATGGCGCAGAAACTGGAAGCCGTTCTATGAAAAATTAACGAGCAAATATTTTATTGAAAAGGGGGTAGCTGAATATGCGTTTAGCAAAGTAACGAAATAAATTATTATGGTGCTAACTCAGGAGCTATTTTAAATGAAAATATCGAATCAGCAGAAGCAGAATTAGCACCAGAATGAGTATTACCGCCATTCGGCGCATAATTCATCATAATCCTCAATGCCGTTTAAGCACGCTTTTTTAAATAACTCAGAAGCTTTGTCTTTATCTTGTTTAATCACATCGCCATAATAGTAAAGGTATCCTAATTCTAGCTGAGCATCTGCATAGCCTTGATTGGCAGACTTGATATACCACTCAATGGCCCTAGAGTAATTTTTACTAACACCTTTTCCTTCAAAATACATTTCTGCCAAATAGAATTGTGCCATAGGGTCACCTTGGTTGGCTGCTTTTTCATATTGAGCAAATGCTTTTTTGAGATCCACTGGGACTCCATTGCCAGAATAATACATTCCTGCGATGATATTATGTGCTTGAGGTATTTTACCTTGCGCGGCTTTTTGGGCATATAGCATTGCCTTATCATAGTCTTGTGGAAAATCACGACCTAAATAGTATATTAATGCCATTTGATACTGAGCCTTTGGATAACCTGACTGCGCTGATTTTTCCATCCATTTAAAGACCAGATCTTTATTCTGCTCAACACCTTCACCTTTAGCGTATTGTACTGCTAGTTTATATTGAGCTAAAGCCTCCCCTTTATTGGCTTGTTCGCATACTTTTTGTATATTGAGATCAGGGGATAGCTTAGCGCAATCATGATCCGAACCTGCTGCAAATAAAGAGTAAGTAAACATCATAATTGGCAAATACTTTATTTTTATCAT